CCAGACACCGTGAGAGTGACCTGCCGGACCCTCGTGAGCGTGTTCGTGCGGGTTGTTATGGCTCATGTAACCAGTGTTACCTGAGAAGGTGTGAGTGTGGGTCTGAACTCTGTAGTCACCCGACTTTCCACCCAGCAAAACATTCTGTGTTGCTACGTTTCCATCTGTTCCTGACCCTGCTGCTACTCGCCCACGAAAGTCGGGAATCTGAAACGTCGTGACCCCATCACCTGCGCCGTAAGTCGTAGAGATGACTGAGAAAAGGTTAGAGTAGGTAGTCCTGCTTATTGCTGAACCATCGCACAGCAGGTACCCTGCAGGAGCAGAAACTCCGCCATAGTCAAGGATTGTGCCCGTTGGGTTTCCGTCAATCGGGTCCCAACTCGCACCCGTCCACACAAGGACCTTGAGAGTGTCTGTCTCAAAAATCATCTGCCCATTGTCTGGAGACGCAGGACGAGAAGTTGAGGTCACAATCATATGCCCCATCTCCATGTTGTCCTTCATGGCGTTCATGGAGGCAGAGGTCAGGACCTGACCGACACTAAATGCTGGGAGGTTATGCCAGGGCATTAGAGGTTAGCAATCTTAGTAACGCTAAATGTTGCTGGCTGGTTGTAGGAAAAGGGGTTAATGTTGATTGTCCCAGATCCAGTTGAGCCTAGCCGACTTTCGACATAGTTACCTGCGGTGAACCTGCGAATAAAGGTGCAGTTAAAGTTGACATTCAGTCCTGAGTTGCGGGTAAGGCCAAAAACACTATCAGCCCGTGGATATATTGCAGAACCGGTTCCTATGTTCTCCAAGATACTGGCTTCAGGGTCAGTCATTGCCCCAGTACAGACAAGGGCAGCACTAAAGTTAACAACATAGATTCCATCTGACTTTATGTTAATCCTGGTTGGATTCCCTGAGTCCCACATCGCTCCTGCCGGGTCAGAATCCCACAAGGCTGCTGTGTAGGTAACTGTAGCTGTGGTGCCGTTAGAAAAAGTTTGGGTTGTCCCAATCCCTTGGTCCAGGCAACAAGAAGCGCCGGTGTAAAGAAACTCCATGTTGTCGCGGATCTGCGTGTTCCACAGAGCAGAAGTAAGAACGTCGGAGGCACTGACTGTGTTTGGAGTTGTGTACGCCAACTTAGTATCCTAGCCTTGAGTAGTCAAGAACGGTAGTAGGGTCGTCAAGCACAAGAACAGTGTTACCCGGAGTCAGGCGGTAACTCGCTGTGTGCTTGTTGGGGACAATCTCATGGTGGATTGCCTCGATGAAGTAATAATCTGCTGACTGCCCAAGAGTAGTATTCTCGACAACAACCTTGCTTCCAAGTTCTCCAGCAGCGAGAAGGAAGAACCCATCAAGGTATGATAGCGCATTGACAGTCACTCCGATAGACCTGTAGGGTGTGCCAGGTTGCGCTCTTTGCGAAACAAGCCACTGAGCGAGAGAAAGTGCCTGGGCGTCATTCTGAAACAAGTCAGAGGTAATCGTTGAGAAATCTCTCAAACCATACGAGGAAAGGCTTTGGGCGTCCACCCACACCTGCGTAACGTCAGGAGTAGGGTCAGGGTTTTCCTTGATAACTACAGCGCGGTTCTTGACGTTTCCGACATCTGAGGTGACAGTTGCTTCTGAGGCAACATTGCTAATCAGTGCACTCACTGGGGCAGTGTACTTTTCATTCCTGTCCACATAGGTAGCAGTAGAGTCAGCAGCGATGTAGAAATCTCCGCGCTCTGTAGTCAGGACCTCTTTCAGGATGTCCAGGAAACTGTCCCCACTACTTGTGTTCGACTGCTGAAAAGGAAGTGTGTCTCCTGAACTCGCTGAGATACTCGTGTAGGTTGGATTGACGTATGCAGCACCCAAAAGTGCAGCAGAAAGTGTTTGTCCAGTTGTGGGCGTTGATGAAGTAGTCGTGAAGGTTGGCTTGACTGTCCCAAGGTACAGAAACAGGTCAGCGCAACTAAAGGTTGCTACTCCCTGGTTAGTGTAGGCATCGTAGTCAATGTTCCTGATGAACCCTCTGAACAGATGCTGTTCTCCGAACTCCCCGACCTGCACCCGAACCCTAATCTGCTGCATCGGATTCAGGAACCCATATAGAGCACCTGACTCGTTGTTCGGGTTATACCTTCCTTCTGGGTCAGAGATCTTGACTGTGCAGGTACCCATGTTAAAGGTGTTCAGGTTATCGTCTCTGCCTCTGTCAATCGTGATAGACAGGACGTTAGAAATCTCTTCCTGATACCCAACAGATTCTGGAGTGTCGAAGTCAATCCACCAGTTGTCAGCAAAATAGTCAACTCCGTCGAAGTAAGAGATATCAAACTGAATGATATCCAACTCTGGGTCAGCCCAGATTACCTCTACGGTGTAGTCAATGTCACCAAGGATCTCTCCTGACCCCACAATAGGCCCAGAAGGGTAAGTCGCAAGACCCGGATAGGTTGTTGAGGACGGGTAGACGCTCATACGGTGTAAAGCAGTGTTCCCGTGACCATGACCTCAGGATCCGAAAACGTCGGCGAAGGGGACCAGGTGTTTGTGCCATGGTTGGCGGTTAGCATAATGGCACTAGTAGTCGAATCCAGGGCAAAGAGAATATTCTGGGATGAGAAGGTAGCGGAACAACTTGCGATGCCGTACCCAATAGGATAGACGTGAAGGCCGGGCAGGTTAAGCCCGACGTCTTGCGTGTACCCACTCGTGATACTGGACGTCTCAGGAAGATTAATCACCCAGTCATACGGGATGCCGTGACTTCCAGAGTAGGAGTTAATCCTTATCGTGAAGTTCGCTGTGCAGACGTTCCCCTCGACCTTGTAGAGGCCCACCTGTTCGTCGTAGGTTGGCGTCAAACCCGTAAGTGTGAGAGTCGGCGTCCATGAGGTCATGACCCCGCCGGCAGGCACCCATGCACTTCCATCCCAGACATACTCAAGATCTGTATCTGTCTCGTAGATCTTTTGCCCATCAAAGGGAGTCGACGGCCTGGTAGAACTAGTGCAGATAAAACGACTCCGCACTCCCTCGTCAATGTTGTTAAGTTCGGCAGCAGTGATGGGGGTAGTGGTGTTGGGGTAGTCAATCCACGTCTTCGGTGTGTAAGCCATCTTCTTTCCTAGATAGTGTAACTAACCTGACGGTCAAGCGCCGCCTTGATGTCTCTTGCAACCCTGTCTGCCTGGTCACGACTCATCCCTGCGAACGTCTGGTCAGAGACATTGACAGTAATCACAGAGGCACCTCTCTGGGAGGTTGCCGCTGCGGGAGGCGTGACCGCCCCAGTCATCGTGGTTGCCAGAGGTCTAGTGTCTACTCCCTTGAGGAGTGTGTCCGAAAATGGCGTCCACCACTTGTCAAGGTCAGACAGAGGACCTTCCTCTGCCGGCGAGTTCAGTTTCAGGATACGCTGGATTGCAAGTGCGATTGCTCGCGCTGCCTTGACAACCTTCTTCTGGGTTGCAGCAAGACCTGCAGCAAAGTTAACTCCGAGCAACTTACCTGAGTTCTTAAACCCAGCATCGAAACTGCGAAGGACCCGAAGGATAGCGATGTTGGCGTTCTTTGCCTTAATCTTGCCAGTCATCAACTTATTCTCAAGCGCCTGCAACTGGTCCTCAAGCGCCTCACGCTGAATAAGGCGCTCCTCGTCGTAATGCGCTCTCTGCGCTGCTGCTCTTGACTCGAGGTCCTTGCGCTCAACTTCTGCTGCTGCCTCAAGTGCAGCACGCTTTCTCTCGTAGGCAATATCGTCAAGTGCCTGCTGTGCTGAAATCCTGTCACTCTCAATCTGCAGCAGTTCCTCGCTGATGCGCTCTCTGAGTTCTGCTTCTGTCTCGTTTTCCCCTCTTTGCAGGCGCTGTGCAGCAGCAATCCTTTCTGCAATCTGAGAAAGGGTTGTGTTCGCCTCGTCCTCTCTCGACTTCTGTGCTGCTGCTTCTCTATCTGCCTCCAACCTAGCAAGTTCAGCTTCTGCTGCTGTCTGCCCCTCGAGTTGCTGCTCGAGTGGAGTAGGCATGTTAGTGATAGCATCGAACCCGCGGAAGATTCTGTCCCGCATCCTACCGAAACTTCTCTGCAGCATGTTCTGATAGTTAGAGATAGTGTTCTTCGCCTTAGCAAGTGCCGCCTTGAGGCCCTTGCTCATCTTGTCCTTAATCTGCTCGTTGCCCATGATGATTGCGCGAAGAGTTGCATCTGTGTAACCCTTCCCAATCCTGGACCCGCCTGCCTTCGCAGAAACCCTGCCGGCGTATGTTGCCTTACTCATCACAGAGTAGATTGCCTGCCCGACGTTCATGCCGCCTGACTCGATTCCAGTGGCAATACCGTCTGCGAGTTTTGCACCGACCTCGTCTCTCATCACCTGGGATGGTGACTTAATCTTTGCTGAGGCCTTTGCCTGTGCGACTGCACCGTTTACCAGAGCAGCAATGCTCGAGTAAAGGCTACTAGCGCTTCCAAGGATGCCTGCCTTAATCCCTCCAATAAATCCTGAACCAATCGTAGGCCCAGAGGAAGCAAGACGACCGGCAGTTGCTTCTGCCTTACTAGCAACTGTCTCGAGTTCAGAGCGCAACTTAGACCCATCTGCGCTTTGGAACTTCTTGGCAAGGTCAGCGATTGCTGGGTTCAGGTTGCTCTTATACGTCCCAGAAGCAGCACCTGCTTCCTGGTTTGCTCTGTCAAGTGCAACTGCCTCCTCACCAGTCAGGCGGGTAAGGTCCTTCGTTGCCTTAGCAATCTTTTTCTTGTTTCCCTCTACATCAACACCAAGCCTAATCTGGTGCCTTGCCTGACTGATTGTCTTCTTCGCAACCTCGATGCCATCTGCCTGCGCCTTGTTAGCTTCTCCCTGCGTTCTCTCAAGGTTTGCAGTCGCCTGCCGGCGCGCTCTCTGTGCAGCAGCAAGTTTGTCTTCCAGAGGCTTTGCCCTCTTCTGCAACGCCTCAAGTTTCTTCTGACCATCCGACTGGGAAATAATCCCCTTGGTCATGTCTGAACGAACTCTCTCTGCTTGTTTCTGAACCTTGGTGAGTGCTGCCTGCGCTACGTTCTCAGCAGTTGTCGCTTCCTTAGAAGAGACAATCGCTTCTTCGTAGGCAGCAGTGGCATCCACTGAGTTTTGGAAGACGCCTGTGAGGTCTTCCATGCTAGCCATAGTGTCCCGAGATGCATCTGTCAGCATCTTCATGCCAAGAGTCAAACCAGCAACCGCACCGACAACGATGCCTACGGGGTTTGCGGCAAAAGCAGCAGCAAGAGAAAATCCCCTGATTGCTGCTGTGAGTGCAGTTACCTTAGCAATCACAGGAAGAATAGCGTACTTAAGAACAGCAAGGCCTCCAATAAAGGCAAGAAGTGCCTTGGGTGCTCCTGCGATAGTGCTAATCAGGTTCTTGAGGCCAACAACGACCAGTGCAAGCGGCTTGAAGAAAGCGACAATCGCATCCG